TAAACATAAAACAGATTGATTAAAATACAAACTACTTATCCACACGATGTTGTTTTTCATCGCATTTTGACCAGAGATTTCAAAGGTCAATATCCTCAACTTTTAGTTGGAATGGTTGAGGTTCATTAATTACCCTTTGCGGTGTTAAAGAGTGAAAGTAGCGTTCACGCTTCATCCGTTGTACTCCTATAAAATCTAGTATTATAGGACTTTTTCCGTGCTTAACTAAGATCCGGTTAATAAGATCTTTAATATAAGTAAAGTAGACTTCTCCCCAATCAGCTGCAAAGTCTAGCGCAGTTTCTAAGTTATCACGGAACTGCTGCCGAGGATTAAAAGTTCGGCGTACATAAGTCAACAATGTTTCAATTGTATCTTTTTCCATTGCCCATCGCACATAATTGGGCTCTTCTGGGTCGACTATCCACACACGCTTCAAAAATTTAAGCTCACTTAATGGAACAAGGCCTGCTTGTCCGTCTTTGGCTGAGTTAGTAGTAGGCCAGCCATATTTAGCATACCAAGCACTAACCGTTTCACCATTATAAAGATGTTCAATTTCCTTCGCTGGAACAACAAATCTGTCATCACCATACTTGCGATCCAGGCAAAGTCGCTTAAATTGCTCAAAACTACACAAATCCAACCGTTTTGCTATACACATAATTTCAAGCCAGCTACAATAAGATATTAAAATATGAACAAGAGTATTAATATCTCCAGTACCAGGGAAACCTGAAGGATTACCCCAGCATTTATGATATACCATATCTTTATATTGTACATCACCAGAAACAACAGCATCAATTAGAGTTTCTCTAAGTATCCAGTCTTCAGATTGAGGTTCAGTCTGGTATACTAGATTAACAACTAAACAAGCTGCTCTAAACAATTGGGGCGACATATGGCCATCCCAATTTTGCACGTCAAGATCAAATCCGTGCGTATTTAACTCACTAGCTCTTAAATATGTCAACAATGAAGCTATTGACTCAGGATTAATCCCAATACAATAGTGTTCATCACCAGTATTAGCTAACTTATAGAGTTGTGTAAAGAAATTAGCAAAGTAACGTCTATACAATATCGTAAATTCCATTGGCAAAACAATAATAGTACGAGTCTTACAAATTCTATTATCAGGCCACAAAGCTGGATGGACTTTTCCATATAATTCTGTAACTTGTTCTGATGTTAAACCATAGGCTTTACCGACTGGGCGCAACTCATCTTTCATAACTTCCATCATAGAGAAAGGTGGAACTTCTCTTTTCTTAAAATATCTTTCAAAGGTTGCGCATGATTCAACTAAACGGGAATCCATATAAACTAGATCACCATCTTCGTCAAATTCAATAAAATCTTTCTTTCCTTTCTTTGTTCTCAAATGCACCCAAGGTAAACCGGGTGAAGTATTAGTATCAATGTGGCGCATTGTTTCATCACCTTCACATGCCTCAATAACGGAGAGAACACGAGGCTTATTGATCTTGTATTTATAATATTCAGAGATCTCACGAATAGCTTGATCTAAGAACATCCTTGGAATAGCTCGCATTGAATCACGACCATGTTTATTAATGGAATTGGCCGCAGGATCACCACAAGCTTCCGGTTGTGAAGCTGACAAAACAGCAGGGACACGTTTAACAGGTAAATACTTGAACATAATAGTACGTTCAAATTCTGTCTTTCCACTCTGAGAACATCTACATGGTTCAGGTACAGAACCAACAATTTCCAAATGTGGTTGTATAATAGAACATGTAGCTTCACTAGGCATTTCAGGGTCACAATAAATTGGTCCATTAAAACGGGGAATTTCAAAATTAGATATTAAATCAACCAAAGTTTCACGTGAAATAACAGAGAAAAATGATTTTCCAGCTTCCCGGAAAGATTGGAAGCCGGCTATTGTAGGCGAATTTTCATTAACATTACAAACAAGGATAGGAGAACCAGAAACACCAACATTCACAAATGAATCTAAAACTCCAATTTGGGCGATCTCAACACTAGAACCAAGTAATGTTACAGTTCTACCTTTCTGCATATGATCATAAGGACACTCACCAAATTCTAAATCGCCACGTACTGTTCTAGTTATTATAACAGCACTTTCCATCTTTTCAGCATCTAATTGCGCACGAGTCTTAATATATTTAATACGATCTCCCCAATCAGGGAAATCAGTACTATATACAATAGCACTATCACATCCTCTTACATGGGTAATATTAAGATGGTCAATCTCAAATCCATATTTCACACCGGGACTAATATCAACAGATAACCAAAATTTAACTTTTGGTTGGGTCTTAATCTGTTTAACAGCATGCCATGGAACAAGCAAGCAACGGTTATAAACCTTAAAACCTTGGAATCCAGAACCATTCACGTTACAACGAACTACACCATGTTGTAACTTTTGTGCAATATTATTATATGTGAATGAACTCTTTCCTCCTTTATTAGCGAAGATGGAACTCGCTCTAAATGAAGTTGCTTGGGGCAAAAACAACTGTGCAAACTGTGTGCAAGCACCAATTATTGCAGCTGAAAGAGCCAAAATAGCAATAGGTTTCTTATATTCCTTTGCCTTAGTCCACAAGTACGAACATGAACCAGAAATTTTATCCCATATAGCACTAAAGAATCGCAATGAACGTTGTTTAGTCTGGCGATATAAACTTTGAACCCAATTGATTAATGGACTATGATGTAATAATAATCCATATATACAATTCATCTCTCTTGTTGTCATAGAGATCCACTTTTTATAAGAAGATTGAAAACGCCGTGAACAACCTATAACGGTATAAGTATCAAAATGCACAAGTGTAGCGTTCCATGGAACAGTCTGATGCAATCGGGAAATTTCAGCATATTTCATATACCATTTTGTCTCGTGAGTTGTTGGGTCACGCAAACGATGAAGTCCAGTACAATATAACCATGATAATCCAGTATCCCCATCAGTAAATGGAACTTGAGGAAACACTTCATCCCATTCAGATTTAGTCAAATGGAAATTAGTACCATGAAATACCATCTTATCACAAATATCCTGTATAGGACCAATATTATCAACATATTGTTCCATAGTATTAAATCTAGATGTTACACGAATACCAAATTTCAATTTGTTTGTTAATGGAGTACCAAACACATCATTAGATGACTTACCAAAATAGTCAGAGTAAGCGTTACGACAATAACTAGCTGAATGATATTTCTCACCATCTACAAACTCATCATCCGTATCAGGTTCATAATCAGAATTAGGTGGATCACGACCAGTACGAGCAGCATGAGCATGAGCTTTTCTTAAACGGTCTAATTCGCTCATTACGGCAGTTTTGCGATGCATTAATATGGCACCTTCAGCCATTGCAGACAAAAACTTATATTCATTGGTCTTCGGAATAAAACCAGGTTTTGCATCATTAGCTAAATCATCTGTCATTACATTTTTATACTCTTTCATAACTTTATCGTAGGCTTGACAATAATCTGGATTAGTTTGTTTATACCAAATTGCAAGTTCACTACTAAAATTGGTCGATGTCCATATAGCAACACGCATCTTAACGCGATCTAAATTTTCATTCAACTTATCAATTTCTGACTGACACGCACGACGACCACCAGGTAAAGCTTGATTATCAGCAGTTAATTGAGCGGCAGTAGACGGCAGCGCTGTAGCTTCCTGGAATGTCTGCATAAAATCATAATACTCCATTATAGATACAACACGTGCATCCTGTGCTAAATCATAAACATATGTTATAACACTCTTCTTATTAATAGTACCATCATGGGCTTTCGCCATAGTGTGTTCCATTAGGGCTTGGACACTCTTACGATGTGATATATATCTATTAAGACTACCATCAAACACTCGGTACTCTCTATTCATACGGTGGATAGTATCAATAGACTTCAATAAATCAGCTTTTTGTTGTTGTTCCAAGCTATCAGCGGCGGCAGTAACAATTTCTATAATATCGCACAAGTCACAAATGGCATCTAACCATGAAACTTCATCCACATCCTTGCTTTTAATTATCTCTTCGATAGTTTCACTCAATTGTGTAATATAGTTTCTAACAACTTTTGGATTATTTAATATATCAGCAGCCATTTCTGCAGTGGACTTTTCTATATTATCGTCCTCTTTAGGTGGTTCAAAATTACTTGGACTCGCACCAGATGGGCCGGCTTCAGTGGGCATTGTCTTAAATCGGTCTTCAAAATTTTGTTCAAATAAGTTTTTCCAAATATCATTCCGACCTTTTAATGAATCATATGCTTTATCAAACTGCTTCAATTGTGTTTTCAGCATTTCAATTTTACGACTACTATCACCCATATATTCCCTTTCAGCGTAGACATGGGAATTATATCTACCCCACAAATTCGTAAGCATTTCCTTATAAGTCATATCTGTCACTGGCACTTTCACACCATCAGGCATAGTTAATTCACCAATTTTTGCATGTTTTAAGGGATCCATAAGCGTAAATTTCAGATGAGGATAATCATGTGAATCTTGGCCTGGGTAATGAGTATTAAATAAGTGCATAGAAAATTTGCCATCATTAGGATCTATTACTTTCTGATTACAAGTTACTTCAATCAAGAAATGACGACGACGACGCCAAGCAGACTGGTTATAAATACCCGCAATATCAACATATGGGTTATTAGTTGTTGAGATAACCCAATCAGATGTAAACATTGTCCCTTTTGTTTCAAGATTTGACATCATTAACATAATGGGACAATTTGATATAAACAATATAAACTGCAGAATATTCTTCCAATCATTAACAGCTTGGGCATCATCGGCAATCCAAATTGGTTGACCTACATACCCATCACACTGTTCGGTAGGGGGTTGTGAATAAGTTAAATTTGTCTGGTCTGGATAGAATTTCTGTCCAATATCATTAACTATAGTCCTAATAAGGGTAGACTTTCCAACGCCTGCTCCACCATAAAGTTGTAAGTGGAAAGGAGTAACTCTAAAATTTTGACAAGATATAGCACGCAAGAGGCAGTTATGTAACATTTTCATAGATCTCCAGTTGGAAGGGAAATCTTGTGCACATTGACGTGGCAACTTACCGTCAAGATGTAACCGATAAAATTCTAAGCCTTCATTAAAACGATCCTCAACAATTTTCTGCATAACTTTACTACTAATATTCTTTGGTCCATTTTCATCAGCACTTAATATACTAACTTGGATAGCCCAATCTGTATAACGCTTAATTAGGTCAGCTAAATCCGCTTGTTGTTGAGCGTCTTCAGGTAGCTTATTAAACAATTTATCTCTAACCCATTCAAAACAAAATTTAATAGAATCAAAGAACATAGTAAATATTTTACCCATACCTAGCATACCAGCACCAATAAAATGGACATTCTTCATAGAGTTAACAAAATCATTCCCAAGATTGGTCAAATGTTGTCCTTTCAACCTAATACCAAAAAAGACTATTATAATAAATGAAAGAGGCATAGCAACAATCTTTGGATCCACGGAAAGCAGAGCCTCAAAAAGCCACTTAACACGGTCAACAATTGTATTACTTGATGTAGCTTCAGATTCAGAACCAGATTCAACACCGCTAGTATCATCATCATCTTCGGATGTAAAGAATTCACCAACAGCTTTAAACAGCTTATCAACAAGGCCCAATGACGATGCAATACCATAAATACAAATTCCATGTATAACATGTGAAGAGGTATTTATCCATATCACATAATAACGAACAATGTCTAAAGCAAGTGTTAAACTATCGGTCACAGACTCTATTCCTAAATAATTCAGTAAAGGCTTTAAAAGTGTCTGAACCTTCTCCATCAATCCCTTAACTACACCACTCATATTACTTAATTGTTTCTTTAAGCTCTGTGCTAGAGACATAAACTCATCAGGAATAGTTGTTGTTAAGAAATCCTTTGTATGATTAAAAGCTGAAGTAGCATAGCCTTTTAAGGTATCCATAAAAGTCTTA